TTTCTAAAGTCTTTTTTATTATTGCAAATGCAGCGTTAGCCGCAACTAACATTTCAAGCATTTGTTAAATCTCTATTTGATTAATAAGGACACCAATAAAACTATCGTTGTGCCAGAAGCAGCAACCAGGACAGTCTCTAAGCGTTTGGTTCTGTTTAACAGTTCAATAAATCGTTCTTGGCTAACTGCTGCTAGTGTATTTAATTCTGCTTTAACAGATTGCACAGTAACTTTAGCCAACGTCTTTTTCCTCAACAACAGGCTCGTCTAATGATGCAACTAATTTATTAATAAACGCATCTTGTGCCACACTAGCCTGGTCTAACTCAAACCTAAGATTAGTGACCTTTTGTTGCAAGACCTTTATGTGTGACACTATTAGCTTTTGGTTAGCATCAAATGCAGTTTGGTCATATTCTTTATCATAGATTTTTATGATGTTTGATTGTTCAGTCATTTGTTACTCTCCCTGTGCTTCTGCCCATGTTTTATATGCTGCAACTACTGTATCAGTCCAAACTGCATTTGCTACTGCTTGAACACTTGCAGCTTCACCACTTATGTCGGTGTCTGTGTGTGTCCAATTATCATCTGAACCTTTTGTTGATGAACATGGTTGCAAAACGTGCCTATGTCTTGACCTACCTATTTCAGCACTATTTTCTTTGATAACTGTATCGGTTGCCACTTGGATATTCCAAGTTCCTACGACCTCTATTTTTGTTATTTCTATTGCTTTTGTTATTGCCATTTTAATCTCCTATTAGTTATTATGCAGTTGAGTAAATAATTATACATCTTAGCTGTTTGTCATTTCCAAATTCATTGTATGTATATGTACTGCCATCTGTTTGCATTACACTAGCTGCAGCCGAATTGTTACCTTGCATAATAGTAATATCATCTTTATCGGAATCAGTAAAAGTTACAACACCTCCTTGTGCTGAAGAATCCGTATTGAGAGAAGTAAAAGGCAAAGTTAAAATAGCAAAACCTGAAGCATCACTTGTGCCATCAAGTGTAATTGCACAACTAGCATATACCAAGCGACCAACTTTAGTGTAAATAGCAGATTCAATTGTAGGAGTTCCTCCATAATTTTGTAGAGTTGGTGTCCATGTGCCTTCTTCATAATCGTCAAGAGTATTTGCTGCACCAGTACCACCTATAGCAAGACCAGCATTAAATATAGCAAGTCCACCAGCAGACATATCAAGTGTAAGGGCAGTTATAGCAGAACTACCATCAGTTCCTTTAAAGAAGATATCTTTATCTGCTACAGAAGCAAATAAACCTAATCCGTCACTACTTTTTGCTATTAAACCAAATTGTGTACCACCATCCTTGAGTAGTATACTACCACCATCAGCATCAAGAGTAATATTACCTACTGCATCAATTGTAAAATCATCTGTGGCAGTAAGTGTGTCAGCATCAAGTGTCATTTCGTCTACAACCACACCTGCATTTGCTGTAACTACACCTGCAACAGCAAGTGTAGATGCCATATCTACTGCACCATCTATGTCAACGATATCAAGGTTTGTTGTGCCATCAACATCTATATTCCCAGAGATGTCTAATTCTGTTCCTATTAATTTTTGTGTAAGTGTTACAACACCATCACTTGCAATTGCAATCGCATCTGGATCACCAACCGAGCCAATTTGTCCTGCATTAGCTATTGTTATTCCACCAGAATGTATGTCTCTAGCAGTAAATGTTGCTACACCATCAACTTGAAGTGTGGTTGCCATGTCCACAGCACCATCTATGTCCACTACATCAAGGTTACTTGTTCCATCTACATCAATAGCACCACTAATATCTAATGATGCAAATGTACCAACACCAGTCGTTGTGATTGCTGAAGCACCATTATTAATAATACCAAAGCCAGACGTTATTGAACCTGCATCCAAAGCTCCTGTTGTAAGTATACCTGTGCCACCTGCAATCGGACTAAAAATAGAACCTACAGCAGTACCACCAATCGTGATTGCATCAGCTTCTAATGTGCCATCTACGTCAACATCACCAGAGAAATCTCCTGTTGCTGCATCTAACTCGCCACTTAATGTTATATTAGTAGCACCTGTAATAGCCCCATTTAAAGCAACTGCACCATTAATATCAACTGTAGTCGCTGCAATCTGAATCTCAGTATCGGCAACAATATCTAATTGACCATCAGTAGATGAATTAAGAAATATTCCTGTGTCTCTAAATTGTACTTTATTAGCACCATCAATAGTAGTTGCAGCAGCTATGTTAACAGCACCATCGATATCTACAATATCCAGGTTAGCCGTTCCATCAATATCTATATTGCCAGATATATCTAATGTCGCTGCTGCTAATTCGCCTGTGATAGTTAGGTTTCTCATTCCTGTGTTATCTATATTTGCATCAGTCGTTACAACTTTAGTTGCTATAGACGTTCCAGCAGTTATTCCATCTAATAATTCTAATTCAGCTTCAGCTAATACAGCACCAGAACCTAATGTTAAATTTCCACCAACTGTTAAATTACCTAAAACGGCTGTTGTAGAACTAGCAACTGTTGCGTGTGGTGTTAATGTTAATTGTGATACATAAGTTTGAGCAGAAGCTATATCGTTACCAATACTTAAAACACCAGATGTATTAATGCCAACTTGCCATTCATCTGAAGCATCATCGCCCTGATCGGCTGCTAAAGTTAATTTAAATGCAGCACCTTCAATATTAGATGTAAGAAATAATGAATCTCTAGTCGCTTCATCATATTGCAAAGTGTAGTCAGAGTTTGTTCCAAATATTGCTGATTGGTTGTCAATTATTGATAATCCAACGGCAAATGGAATTATAGCTGTTGTGGTTTGTGATCCATTTTTTGTTATAGCTGTAGATAAACCTGTCGCAATACCATCCATTTCGGCATCCATACGACTAGCTTGTATCCGTATACCATTGTCTCGGTCATCTGTGAAGTCATGCACACGACTAAAAACGCCTGAACTGTTGTATGCCATTAAACTGGCCCTCCTGGAATAAATTGAAAGTTACTTGATAAAATACTTATTTTTTGTGATGCAGATGCTACCTTTATTCTTAAAGATGCTGATCTACCTAATCTTCCTACGACTTTACGTTTTTGTATAATTCCTGCCCCAACTGTGTCTGCCCAAAAATCTAAATCGAACTGGGCTGTATCCCACGTTGCTAAATCACTTTCAAAAACATTTGATGATAGCAATAAACCTGTTGGTGCTTGTTGATCGACTGAAACACCGAAATCAAAGTTTATGTCTCCTAGTGCTTCAAGCATTGGTGCAATACTTGTAAATCTTTTTAACGATGCTCTGTCACCAAAATAATTATAAGAAAAAGATATATCGGCTGTTATGGCTACTGTTAAATCAGAAGTTCCACCAACTTTATAGACCTTTCCACCTGTTGTACCAAAATAAGTATCGCCCCCAAAATTAGCAAACACATGAGCAGGTATATTCTGGAATATAGCCCAAGCCCTAGTTATGGGATTAAATATGTGTTGGTTAAATGTATCTGTTGAATCACCTGTTGGATAATTAAAATATACTTTTGAGCCATCAGCAGAAACGTGAATTTGCCAACCTGTGCTTGTACCAGTTTCAGCAACCTGGCTAATAACTGTACCTCTTATCTTTTCACTTATAGCTGCTGCTCTATTACCGACTAAATCCTGTCTAAAGACCTGTGATAATGGCAAATAACCTTCTCTTGTGGCAACGATCAAATCACCACCTAGTTTAGCCATAGCCCTTATTTCATTTACTGGTTCTGCTACTCTAAATGTACCAACTAAGGAAAAACTAGATGCACTTGGATCAGTACCAGAATAAACTAATACCTCACCAGAACTCATCATTAATGTTAGTAGATCATCCTGACCCTCACCACCATCAACTGTTAAAACACCGATCTGAATTAGGTTACCACCAAATGTTCCAACTAATCCTGTAGGAAACACACTAAAGTTTCCTTGAAATGTATCTACTGAAGCTGAATAGTAAAAGTTCTGGTCAACTCCTGTAAAATAATAAAGTCGGTTTTTATATGTGGTAACACCCTTTAGTGTCGATGCACTAGCACTATCAGATAATGTAATACTAAGGTTTGATGCTGAACTGCCATTCCAACTAAAAGGTGTATCTGTTCCATTCACAAAAATGGTTAAGCCGTTAAACTCTGTTGTTTGAAATCTACCATTAGATAACCCTGTCTTTCTACTTACAGCAGTTCCAGTATCTATTTGATATAAAACACCATCTGCACCAACGGCTAATAATTGTCTGTTAGCCCCTGCAAAATGCTCAACTAAACTTTCAACATTACCAGACCCTATGCCAGTACAAAAGCTAGTAAAACCCTCTCTTGTTGTAATCTTTTCAACAGTAGGAAAAAAATTACTCATAACCAAAGCGTCAGTCGGTGGCATCGCATCTAAACTATCTCGTGAATTTAGACCTCCAACTGGTGCAGGTATAGAAACAGATTTTACTGTATACCTATTTGCCGTTTGTAATGGTGCTAACATTAAACGCTTCCATATCCTGAATCTGGTAAGTTATATGAATAAGGACTAACTTTTAATCTTCGTGCATCATCGAGGGATATTATAGGTGAACCACCTGCTCGTGATATGGCTTGTCTTACCTCTAATTGGTACTGTCTAAAGTCCTCTGCGTAATCAAGGCCGTGCATCTGCTTAAATCGCCAAGTAACACCCATTTCTATTAATAACTCGTCTAATATTCCAACATCACTATCAACTGTAAAAGCACCTTGTGAAGTTCCATCTGTTTTTTGATTCCAATGACTACTGACGTATTCAAAACCCACAGTTTCAGTAGCTGTAGGAGTTGGCGTAATATCAAACTTTAACGCATTAGAACCAGACTTTAAACGAAACCTTTGAGTTGTTCCTGCACTTGCAGTTCCGAATCTATCTAGTTGATATTGTTGAGGTGTTAATGGCCCAGTAAACGCATCCAGGTCAGTTCTATTATAAGCCGTTCCATCAATAAACCTATCAAAGTCTGTTGGCAAAGCATATGACTGAGTGCCATTAGCTGTTGAAAACGTATGTTCTTTTAACAAGATTGGCCACGCTGTAACCCTCATTAATTGTTTACCCTCACGTTGGCACAAAGCTAACATTTGCCTTGCCGTTGGTGAAGTGTTTGCAATTATAGTGGTTTCACGTTCAAACCCTGTGAAATCAGCTACGTTCTGGCAAATTGTCAATAGGCTCATCTGGTATTCCTATGGTTAAAGGTTTATGTACTTTTTTAGGACTAGTCTTTGCTTTGACTGTTAATTCTGCAATTCTCTGTAATTCAACAAAAGCCTGACCAAGATTTCTTAATTTATCAACATTGGCTTCGGCTAACTGCTCTATTGATTCAACACCAAACAGTTCTAATTCAATTCTTCTGTCCTCAGACATTGCAGGTAATTCTTTTAATGACATTCCAGTTATTTTCTTAGTGCCTTTAGTTTTTTTATAAGATTGCCATTCATCTGGAAACCTCGTTAAATCTTGTGGTCTTACTGGTGCTTCAAAAACATCTCTCATGCCCTTGACTGTGATCCTAACAAAATCACGCATTTGACCATTAAACTCACGTTCATAAAATTGTGGTACTACCGACATTTATAATCCCTCCAGATTAGTTGATTTAAAAAAGGGAACAAGTTTCCCTGCTCCCTTAAATTTTATTTACATTGGAAACGTACAGATAATTTCTTTGTCTGAAATATCACCTGCAATCGCACAAATATTATCTGTAACGGCTGCTGAAACGTCTAAAGTTCCATCGCCTGTTCCAGTAGGTGTAAGAGGATCGCCATCTGCACCTGCTGTAAGAGCAATACTTAGTGTGGCTTTTCCAGAAATTTGAAACCACCCAAAGGTTTCAGTTGCTATAGTTGCCTGGATTACTCCTGCTCCTATCTCAACTGAATCACTTAAATCAGATGTGCAAGTGTTTAGCTTGTAGCCATCAAGAGTATGATAATATGCCACCTCTCCTAAGACTCCTGCCACTCCTGCTGAAGCATCGTCATATTTTAAGTATTTATACATTTTAGTTCCCTCAGAGTTTGTAACCACTCCTAGACTTCCTGGAGTAAACTCAGGTGTCGTGCTTTGGGCTGTAACTTCAATACCCAATAATGCTATTGTCATAATAACCTTCCTTTCTTTAGTTAATGTTAAACGTGAATTACACCTTGTAAGGCTCTGTTACTACACGTTAAATTTCCACTCCAAAACATAGGAGTTATCATAGCATCTTGCGAAACTGACATTCTAGCTTCACCAGGAACAAAGTTTCTGCTTGCTGCTGTTTCCAATCTTAAATAATCAGTATTTAAAAAATACATCTTATTTTCTGGACACGCATCATCAAAAATCACATCTGAGTTTAGATAAGCAACACTAGTAAAACCAGAGTTAGCCATACCATCCGATGTAATTCTTTGAATAGCTTGTAATGAGCCTAAGAAGGCTTTATAAGCCGTTGCATCAGCCATGATTAAATCAGGTGAATCAGCACCACGAACTAATTTTAAATACATATTGTTCATGTCAGTTTGGACATTAGCTGTACTAAATGCACTACTGCTTGCAGTTATTTGCTGAGACTTCCAGAATGGGAAAGTAGTTGAGTTAATTCCTCCCACCACACCAGTTCCTGCATCTGAAACCAATAACTGTAAGCCACCCACCTCTTTACCATTAGTTCCCGTTCCATCAGAATATAATGATGTGGAAAGTGTGTTCATAAGTGATTTTTCTAAAACATTTATTCTAGATTCAAGCAAATTTATAACAGCTTCAGTTCCAGAGTTTTGAATTTGCTCTAAACCAGAAATTGTTACATTTCCTGCCATTTGCTTATATGAAAATACAGCAGAACTTAATACATCCGATGGTGAAACGTCTAATGTCTCGTATCCAGAATAAAAGCCGACTGTGGTATTGTCAGAGTGTTCTAATTCTCTTATTATTTCTCTACCAGTAACAAGATTAGTGTTACCATTTTCTTTTAGCCTTTTTAACAATGCGTTATGATTTGAAACATTGTCTGCTAAATTTTTACTTCGATTTCTGAGAGTTGTTGTAACAATCTCAGATAAATTTGGACTCGCCATAATTTATGTCCTTCCATTCTCTAATTGTTGAATTGATTGTAAAATTGTTTCTTTTACAGACATATTGGTTGGA